TTGATGCAACGTTTGCAACGGCCAAGACATTTTTATCAGCATGGAAAGTCAAGAACCAGGCGATGAATACACCAGACATTACGGTTTTACCAATCTGGCGAGATGCCATTAAGATATTAAAGCGATTTGCTTTGAACGATCCAATAATTTCCTCTTGATAATCTCTTAGTTGAATAATGTCAATACCGTTCTCGGTCATGACTTGACAGTACTTATTTGCAAAATAGACTGGATCAGCCTTACACTTTGCAATTTCATCCATTTCCTCTGGTGTATATTCAAAAACCAGATTAGCCTTTTTCCAGGCAGGATCATTATCTTTAAATGGCGAATTCTTGATTGTCTTAATGTCGATCAAACCATTCTCAAAATCATCAAGTAACTTATTAACTTTTTCCGAGGTCCATATTGCATTTGATCCAGCGCCTTCGTCTAGATTAGAGACCTTGGTTCGAGTCGAGCCACCAGTTGATGTTATAAAATCTTTCATATTAAGTCATTGATATCGTCAAGCGCGATATCTTCATCCTCTTCGGCTTCTGCTGAAATTAAATTATCTAGTCCTCTTTCTTGCATCACCTGGGTTTTTTTAGCCGGGTGAGTTAGATGACGAACTTCAGACTCTTCTAATTCTAGAGGTTCAACGTCGATTGCTTTAACTAGGTTTTTTGTGCCAGCTGTTACAAAGTATTCGCCAGTTTGCGCTCGGCCTGTACCAAGTTGAGACTGGTTTTGAGTGCCACCTTCTTTAAGTTCAACTTCCTGTTTGGCTTTTTTGTAGGTGTCTTCTAGGAATAACAAATAGTTTGCTTGGGTCTTAACGACTGCAGATAACTTATCTTGTAGTTGGCCAAATACCTCAAATAATCTTGGGTGAGTATTACCTTGATTAATCTCTTCAGCAATCTTTTCAATTGCCATCTTGATTGTGTTTAACTGAAAAAAGATGTTAGAGATGTTTGCATTATCTAATGCTTGCTTGTGTTTGAAGTACTCGTGTCTATCAATTACACCAAGGTCAACATAAAATTTAAATAGTGAATCCGTAATAGATTTTGCTTGTGACTCGAATTTAGCATTCATTTCTGCGAAATCAATAGGCGGTGCCTGTTGAATTTCATGCAATTGATCGTCCACTATGTCTTCATGGGCGGCATTTGGATTGCCAGAATATGAATTGAGTAGATCTTCGAGTTCGCTCTTGATTTGAGCCTTCTTTTCTTTAGAAAAAACTTGTCCAGCCATAAAATTAGTTTAAGCGATTTTCGTTCTTATCCAGAGCCGGATTTGCGAAAATCTTAATCTGCTTAACTGCTTCTACGTGTTCGTATATGAAACGCTCAAGTCGACTTAGAACTCCGTCAAGTACCGGTGTTGCGCCAAACATCTGGTTTGAGAGGGTCTTTTTTAAGATATTACCTTTATAGTAATAGCCTAGGTGCAAACGCTTGTCCTTTCTATTATACGCCGTCCAGTATATTGAGTTTCTTATCATACTAATTAATTTAAGTTATATGAAGTGGTACTTCTTCTAGGCACTCTCTTTTTGATTTGAATATTGAGTGCGCCGAGTTTAGTATCCGATAATCCTTCTGCATAGGTGTTTCCTTTACTGTCTGACCAACCTCCTCTAATGACTGGAAATTCGTCTAATCCAATAATAATATCGTTAAATTCGTCTAATCCAATTGGAGAAGCAGCTGGGTTAGCCTTTAGACCAATCTCGTTCTTTTCACCAAGAATACTGATATTCACCGAGTCAACGCCATGAATTCCTTCGATTACTCTAATTAAATCACTCTTTGGAACTCGATCTTGGCGCTTAAGATCGATAAAGTATTTTCCGAGCGCGTCAGTAATATCTGATTTAACGATTTCCGCTGCAACATCTTCGAATGCGATTACACTAACGAATAAAACATATTTTGAAATAGTTGGATCAACGATTTGAATATCAGTTGAAATCATTTTTGTTCCAGATCTCTCAATGTATTTTAATAATTCATTCTTTTGAAAGTCGCTAAGTTTAAATTTAGAGGTCGGTAGATTAAAATAATCTTCGCCGCTCTTAAATAGTTTAGCAACATTAGGCACTAAGAACAAGTTAATCATGCGGCTATCTAAAATCGTGCCATTTGCATCTTGTGGCAAATAGACTTTGATCGTAGAGAACATCTGCATTTTTCTGAGCAGAACCTCATAGTTATCAACGTTAACTAGCGCAAAGTTCTTACTCGCTTTTGGTGCGATCAATTTAGTCAATTCCAAATTTTCTGGATCAACTCCAAAGTTTGGTGGGCTAATTGTAAAGACATCAAAATAGTCGTTCAAGTTAATATCTTCGCCAGTTGGTGCAAATGCTGTGTCCTGGAAGGTAAATTGAATTTGGCTAGGATCATCAACTTTAATGTTACCAGAGCTACCGTCTGTTGTCAAATACTCAACAATAATTTCTGAACCCGCATCTGGAATCAAGCCAAAGCTGCCGTTTCCAAAGTATAGGTCGACGCCGTTCGTAATACCAGTTTTGCATAGAAACCCTTTACCGTTTCTAGGAATATCTAGTAGGGATTCATATTTTGTCCATTTTTCGCCATTAACATACACGTTAATCATGAAATTGTCAATATAGAAATTGTTTGGATAACCTAATTGAAAGGAATCAAACGCTTGACCTTTAGCAGTAAACGTTTGGCTCTCAACAATACCTTGTCTTAGGCTAAAAATGTTTTGGCCTGTTTCGCCAGTTAGGGCCAATCTAATCTCATCCTGTGGTAATTCCATTACATAGATTAGACCATTTTGTGTACACTTTAACTTAAATAAGTTGTTAAGTATTGCCTTTGACGCTGGCAGTTCAGCTGCGTTTAAATTTGGTTTTCTAACTACTCGAATTTGAGCAGTCGCTCCAATTGCTCGACTTGGATTGTGACCAGCTAGGGCAGCTAGTGAATAAATTGAACTTGCTCTAGAAGCCTCATTTAAATTTAACTCGGTAATAGCATCCTCGATGTAGTAGAAAATCAGCTGACTTAAGTTCTCAAATACAATCAAGAGCTGACCATATGGAGAAGCTGCGGTAAAAACTGATCGACTTTGTTTAAAGCGATCTTGCAGAAACTGTAGAGTTTCTGATAGAATATCACGGATGTTAATTCGAAGACTCGTAAATAACTTGTAGTTCGAATTTTGACTAGACAATTCTGCCATTAATGGGCTTCTTTTTGATTATTTATCAGCCAGCCTAAAAAGAATGCGAATAGGAAACCTACTATAAATAGATTTAGTATAATAGCTATTATATGGGGGTGCTTGGAATCGACGTGAGTTGTTCCGGTATGCTCGCACGCCGAGGATGATGCTAAGACTCGTAAAAACGTATCAAAACGATAAGTGGCAACACTTCTATTTGGGATGTAATCAACGGGTTCGTTGGTGCTCCTGCAACCGAGGTTGAGTACGCAGTAGCGGCCTAACCAAGGCGGGTCGATAGGAACCTAGGAACAGAAGACTATCAAAAGGGAGTCGGCTCATCCTTAACTGAGCCAGCATGGTTGATCAGCTGACCTATAGTTGAATAGTTCGTCAGATTAGAATAATGTGACTAAGCGTGTGAATGAGGGCCTATCGAAAGGCTAAACGGACAGGGGTTCGACTCCCCTCACCTCCACTCCAAAATGCGTCATGGCTAATACTGTGACGCATTTCTTTTTAGACTAAACTATACTGTTGAAATAAGTATAATGTTATATGTTGGACGTTTTCAGAAAATTGGGTGATCACTCTAAAGTTCCTGATCTGGGAACCTATATTAGAGAGCAGATGATAAGCAACAAAGACGTAAAGATCTATGTTGGTTCAGATTCACACAATACTTTAACTGAAACTCGATTAGCAACTGTAATTGTCATTCATTATGGCAACAATGGTGCCCACGTGCTCTATAATAAAAGCGCAATTCCAATCATTGAAGACCGTTTTACGAGATTGTGGCTTGAAGTAACGTCCTCAGTTGATACTGCAAAGTTTCTAAAGGAAGAATGTCATATTAAAGTCAATTATGTCGACCTCGACCTAAATGACGATCCAAAATATAAAAGCAATTCGATTCTGCGAGCTGCATTGGGCTATACTGAGAGCATGGGCTTTAAAGCTCGGTGGAAACCGTTTAGTCCATTCTCTATTTCAATCGCGGATTCGATCTGTCGATAAATAGATTATATGAAGAACCTCAACACAGACGATATTTTTCTCAGAAATCTAACGATTGCGATCTTAGATTTATTAAACGGAGAAACCCAAATTGACCTAGCTCGAAACAACACTGTACAGAGTTACTCGGTGCCATTTTTCTACAATTATGGAACAGATGAAGGCTTTCTAAAAGATTTCTATGTTGGATTACCCGATAACTGTCGAGTACCAGTTGCTGAGGGTACTTATGATATAGTACCACGTGGCATTGTTACGCTCAGCTCCTTCCAGGTAAAATCTGGAGATATTACAAATAAGTTCGTAAGAGGTAACTTTGCAGAAGACGGCACTGCACCAAATGGAGAAATTACCTATGAAGCAAAGAGTGCGCTGCTCTATGCGCTACCACTGCAGGTTAAATTTGATGTTAAAGTGATTGTTGATAACCTCAATAAGACATTTAAAGTAGCAGAGGCATTGATGGATTTAAATTACTCAAATCGAGTAGTGTATTTTCAATATAAAGGAGTCAGGATTCCGGCTCAAATTCAATTTCCGGAAAGCGAAGCATTCGATAAACAGTACAAGTTTACATATTCAGACAATAACAAAATCAATTTGACACTGTCACTGAATGTTGAGAGTTACTTCCCAAGCTTCGAGAAGACCTCGACAAGGAATCGAGCTAACGTAATGGATAAGATATTAGTTGCACACAAAGATCCCAACGGAGGTGTTCTAAAGAGTGACTGGACTGATCAGAACACTTAACTAAAATCCAGATCTAAATCAAAGTTGTAGTATTGAAACGTTGCAGTAAACGTTTGAAACTGTGGAGTATTTGAACTATAAGATAGTTTCATTTCGCTAAGGCTAGTTAACATTGGCCGGTTAAGTACAATTGATGCAACTGCATAACCTTCATTATTCAAAAGAGTTAGTCGAATTGGCTTAAAAAATGGATGGTTAGAGTTGACTACCGCTTTTGACTGTGCAACGCCAAGACTATTCTGCATATTCTCCTTAGTTACGTTAAGTGGGCTTAGATAGTTAAGCGCATTATCCAAAAAGATAAAGTAGTTTAGAAAAGCATCAGACAACTTAAAGGTTAGAGTCAATGATCTCTCAAATTGGTCTTCGATTGGCTTTGCACTCTGTCTTTCTTGAATTTTACCAAGCGGATTGACTTGGGTTAATAATGTGCTCTTAAATCCTGGAAAATTAATGCCCTGGATAGTTGAGACCATAAAATCATCAAGATTGTTGTATGGCAATAGTAAGCTACGATAATATTTCTCATACTTCTTTTGAACTTCATCGTTAAAGAAGTCGGCCGGTAGCTGTACCATGAATCCGTTTTGTCTAGCGTTAAGTATCATATAGGTTTATCTATTTGCGGTTTGATTCTAACAAAAAGTGCCAGCTAATTGCTGGCACCTTCTGCAGTATGAATGGTAGATTATGCTTCTACAAATTTGAAGAGAGTTGCATAGTTATTCTCACTCTCGATGTTTGCTAAGTCAGCGAGCTTGATTGCAGCATAACTAACTTCTTTTTCTTGAGCAAGTAGTTCATTAAATTCCTGATTGAATTCTAAGAACTTTGGATTTGGTTTGCGAATTTCAACTCCGCTATCATCTTTCTCAACAAGAGCTGGAGCCAATGAAATGCCGCCGTCTGCGTCTTCGGTTCCATATTTTTTGATCAACTCATCTCGTTGAGCATCAAGGATGGCAATTTCAGCCTTAATTGTGTTTGCTAATTGAGTCAACCAATACTTTGCAACTAAGGAAACCTTTTCGTCAAGGATTCCATTAACAAGTTTTTGGCCAGTCTGCTGATTAACGCGTCCGTTTAATTCAACATCCAAATTGTAAAACTCAAATAGCTTAATTTTTTGTGATTGCATATTACGTAAAAGCTTTTAGGATTTTATACTTGCTGG